CTACGCAAGTTACTCCTCTTTAGCGGCTCCAACGGGATTCGAACCCGTACCACACGGCGTGACAAGCCGGCATTGTAGCCATTCAACCATAGAGCCAAAAAGTGGGTGGAATCAGAGGCCTTCTGTCCACCGAGACCTCGTCGTTGACTTTCGTCAGAGCGTACCGAGACACTTTTTAAAACCCCATCTTCGTCGGATTAACGGACCGACTGCCATATCGGAGGTGGGGGTTGTCCTGTTAATTCAGGACCTCGTGGTACCAGGTGGATTCGAACCACCGACACAAGGATTTTCAGTCCTTTGCTCTACCAACTGAGCTATGGTACCATTATAGTCGGGATAACTGGACTCGAACCAGCGACCCCTTGGTCCCAAACCAAGTACTCTAAGCCAACTGAGCTACATCCCGAATTAAGTTCTCACGGTTGGAATCGAACCAACGACCTTTTGAATATCAGTCAAAAACTCTAAACCAACTGAGCTACGTGAGAATGTTAGCACGAAAGCAGGGACTCGAACCCCGAACAACGGTTTTGGAGACCGTGATGATACCATTTCACCACTTACGTGTATTTTACCAATATGTCAAAGAACCAAAAAAAAACCCCGAACTTTGTAGTTCAGGGTTTCCTTATATATATGATGATACGATTACATCTTATTAAGAACCCTGAACTTACGGCAATCCTGCCCCTTAATCGTAAACCATGATTGGCCCACGTTTGTCGGGAGATTACTTACGTTATGTGTTGAGTTCTGTTTCATTGTTTCTTATTAAATATCAATTGTTTTACAAAAGTAATATAAATTTCTTGTTATGTCAAGTTTTTTTCATTTTAGTTTCAAATTTTAAATAAAATTATTACTATTTACCTAATATGAAATACATTATAGGAGAAGATAGAATGTCCGAGATTATCCACCGAGTTCTTGTTATGGAATTCAAAGGGTTTGACGATATATACTATGATTGGGCCGACTTTAATTGTGGTATGGGTGTTTGTTGTGACCCTTATGCCGTTGGGTTTGTTCTCCCTAATACAAACCACGATGATTATCTGTTTAAATTGATTGAGGGCAAGTACTATGATGGTAATGGTAATTATGGTGAGGAACTTACAGGTGAACTACCTGAAATTTGTGAAGAAAGTCCTAACGTTAGAGACCCTCGCCTTGACACTTATATATTCTATGATGTGTTTGCAGAAAAAATGGAAATGTATTTGGGGCCATCTTATAATTGGGAACAGGGATTATTATATTTTTTAAATAAAACTTATTACACTAACGCGACTAATATACTAATTATCTAATATGAACATTAGTGAATTACAACTAAAAAGATTAATGAACACCGTTGTTAAAATGTTATCTGTAATTGAAGCAGATGGTATAACATTGCGTTTAACAGGTAAATATAAAAAATCAGTTTATTACAAACAAATACCTGTTTATACAATAGACAACCCTAAAAACTTACCATATACCAAAGAAGCTCTGTCAGGTTACGTTGATGAAGAAATACATTCGTTAAAAAAGTTTTTTCCTGAAGTTACCGTCGCCTCACAATTTTTATATTATTTAGATTGCGATGGTTTATATATCCCACAAAAAACTTTAAATGAAATTAGTAGTTGTCTTGTAGGAAAACCATTTAAATTAAATACTTTTTATGGACTTAAAAACATAACGATTGAAGGTCGTTTTTCTAAAGACTTTTATTTTGAAATTGATGGTGAAATGGTTGTTATAGAAGTTAATTTATTAGTAAAATCTATGGAAATAACATTAGATGGTAAAGTTTCCGATGAATTTGATGAGGATGAAATATATGATATACTTCACGATAAGTTTGACCAAGATATTGATGAACTAATGTGGGAATGTCTGACTGATGATATAAGAAACAACAAATCTTTTGTTGATTTTAACTGGATGGGATGGATGGTGAATACTAACTATATGTTACCTCAATCCTGAATAACAAGTGTTTCTAAATCCACAACAACACCAGTCTTATAGGTAATTTCTTCTGTGAAAATTTCATCAATAATTTCCCTTACTTCACTTTCAATTTCAAATCCAATAGATTGGTCGTTAAGAGCATGTTTTAAATCACGAGCCCCATCACCTGTCATTATTAAATCCACCTCACCACCCGGTAAAATATAAACTTCAACCCACATTTGTCCTTCTTCTTGGTATATTATTGGTGTCACTTTGAACTCAAAACTGTATCCACCTGAGAAGTTATATCGGTCTGTTTTGAAGGTTTTCTGTAATAGTTCTTCAGTCAATTTAACCGATTGTTCCCTACCCAAGAAATCCCTTAATAATTCAATCAGGATATTAAAGTCTCTTTCCCACACATCAACTTCAAAGAAATCCATAATCATATTATCAATATGTGGTTGTTCACCTTTCCTAACTTGTTTCTCAAACAATTTCTTAATTAACCTTTCAAAGTTTGGTTTATCCAACTCTTCCTTCAAAAATTTATTTTGTTCCTCTGATATTAGGTATTTCATATTACATAAATATTACCCTTCCAAAAAGGATAAGACCTTTTCTTTAATTCCAAGTTGTTTGATACCCTCATTGCTCAAAGGTGTTAAGACAAAGTTATCTAAACCCCACTCGTGTTCATATTCCATTGAGTAACGTAGTCCAGTCTTTCCCATCTCCAAATCATCAATCGCAACCCAATGTGTTACCTCAGGATGGTTTGCTAACCAATCTTGGATTTCCAAACTTCTTGTTCCTTCTAAATCCCAATTTCGGGTCCATGTAACTCTTGACCCATCAAGTAAAGTATCTGTAAAGTCAATTGGTCTTTTGATGATACCCTGACTCTCGTAGTAGTCTCCCATTTCTTCTACATTAGCCCAACGTTTCCAATCAGAAGATACAACGATTTCAGCACCAGTCTGTTCCAAGATTTCATTTAATACCTTGATTGCCTTCTTATCAAAGTTATCAAAGCGAGCATCAACAGGTAATGTCATCACATCTTGACTTAATTTTCTTTTAGCCTTTGTTTGTTTTTTAAATCGTGACCCCCAGTTACCTGATAAACAGATAACTCCATCGTGGTCTAACATTATTACACGCATATTATTTCTTTTTGGAGAATTTCTCTCGGTTTGTTTCTTTTTTAACTGGGTCGTACTTGTATTTGATATCAACAGATATCGGGCCGTTCTTGAACTTATCCAAATCATAAGTCCAAACAGCAATGGTCTCGTCCGTTTCGTAGGTTCTTGTAAATTTAGTTTTGTCGCTCATAAGGGAGCTAAGATACGAAATTATTTTTCGTTTTCCAAATTAATTAATGGAACAAAATCTTTTGATGGGGTAAATTCTAAGTTATCAACAACGACAGGCATATCAATACTGAAGAATTTAAGGAATTCCTCAATGTCATGACCTATTTGAACTGAAAAATCATACCATTGTTTATTAACATGGTCTCTTCCGGTCATCTTTTGTTTATTACCAAAAGCACATAAGTAATAATTAACCATACCTTCACCATTAACCAACTTAACCGAAACAAAAAGGTGGTCTTTCATTTCACCAATACTTCTTAACTGAGCAACTTTATCAATATGAAATTGATAGTAAGCCTTCATAGGTTTTTCACTGACACTGAAACTAACACGATGGTCGTAAACAAAAGTTTTACCCTCAAGAAACTTATTTATCCCGTTAAGTTCTTTATTCATCGTCTAACACCAGGTTTAGAATTACCTCTCTGTGGTTCATTATTTCTTTTATAATGAGTTACATTTGGTTTAGGAGTGTTAATAGTCGGTGAAGGATTGTTGTGTTGTGGTGGAGGTGGTGGTAACGGTAGTGTAGTCTGTTGATAGTTATACGTTGGATAATAATTGTTGTTTCTATCATAGTAGTTATAGTCAGGATAGTTGTTGTAAAACGTTGGGGGTAATACAACTCTGTTACCGTAGTAATCCTCACTTGATACTGGTCTTGCTTTAGGTTCGTGATGTGTTACCCAAAACTCTTCAGTCCTATTCCAATACATCTCATCATCTTCAGGTCTTGTTCTGTCGTCAGTTAGATTTTCAAAACTAGCACAAGATGTGAATAGTAAGATAAAAAATAATATGTTAAGATTTTTCAATTCCATAGACACGTCCTAGATTTCTTTTTAATTTTTTACCAGCCTTGTTAATTCTTGGTTCATACATTTTAAACAAATCGTATATACTATTTGTTTTCTCTATGTCCTTTGGTACCGGTTTATTATTTTGTTTAGCAATTTGTCTATACTGTTTCATATAGAACTTATGTAAATTACTTAAATGAAAAACAAGAGTATCTTCACCACTTCTTTGTTTGATAACATCTACCAACCCATCAAAAAAGTTATCTGCGTTAAACTTCTCCATTTTATCAGCAATAATCCAATAAGGTGATTTTGTAAAATCTTCAGGTGTCATCTTAAATGATTTTGAATATGCTTCTTGAGACATCGCATTTAACTCATATGGTTCAGAATAATAAACCAAATCTAAAAATTCACTATAATATTTGAAAATCTTTTTAGGGACATTTGGATTAATTCCACCAGCAAATGTTTTAGTTAAATCAACCTCACCCTTACCTGTTGACTCCCATCTTTTATAAAACTCATATAAGTGTAACATTTCATGAGTAATACTATCTCTTAAATCATCAATCAAATCATCAATATCTTTAGGTTCAAATGTTGGGGTAATTAAAACTTCAACTTCCATTTTACCTATAATAGTTTTATTAATTTCTTTCAGTATTTTTTCAGGTATTTCAAGTGACGGAAGTTTCATATAAGATTCACCCTGTGATTCTTTTTTAATTTGATACATCGCTCCACCTGTTCTAAACTTAGCATTACCAGTAGGTTTTTTCACATAACCAAATTTAATTTCAATATCTAAACCTTCAACTGGAAACTCTATAAACGAATCAGGTTCTGACTTAACAACTTGTTTCATTGTGTTGTAGTCTAAATTAATTGTATCCAAATCATTCTTTTTATTGAATGTCATATCTTCAACAATTGGTGTAACCTCATTAAGTACAATATTAATAAAAGGGATTGTCGCACGACTAACACCCAAATCTTCATTTAACATTTGTTTATATTGTTCTTCGGTAATTACTACTTTCATTATAACAATGTATTAACTAAATTTTTAAATTCTTCTTTATTTTTTTCTATCCAATTTAAAATATCAGGTCTAATCTTTGCCCCATAGGGGCCAAAAATCTTAGCAACTTCTTCATCTCTTTGACTTACCTCCAAATATTCTTTACGCTCATCATCAGTTACAATTGGTTTAATGATATCAAAAGAATTTCCTTTTTTAATGAAAACATCTGACGATACTCTTAACTCATTAGAATTTACTTTTCTTGGTTTTCTTATGTTGTTAGCATCTGAAAATAATTCTACAGCATTTTCTTTTGTTAGATAATATGTTGTTAATCTATCATCAGAATCAATTGTAATACATGTAATATCAACAAGTATCTTTCTTAAAATTTCTTTTTTATACTCCGTAATCTCATTGTCATTAATCAAAAATAGATTAGTTCCTGTTATTTCAGGTCGGTTGTTTAATAAGGTATTTTTAATTGTTGCAATAGCATCGTCACCTAAACTATTTAATGCGGTTGTGAAACCACCTATTGATGGACTTTCAGTACTATCATTTAAAAATTTCTGTTCAACATCTCCTTGACTTATTTTATAATCCCAAATTCCACTTTTACTTTCATTAAGAACCCCATTGAATAAACCAGCCATCAATCCTTCAATCGCATGACCTCTAATCTCTTTATACTTAACAATACGATTAATATAATCTTCAAATCTTAATCGGTTAACAACATTTAAACTATTCAAATCAACATCTTGACCCCAATCATAATTTAACCCATAAGCTTCTAAAATGTCTTGGATAACAACAACTGCTTCCTGTTTAACAATAGGAATAGGATTGTATAGGTAAAATTTATTTTTAACCTCTTCAGTTATAAGTTTTTTCTTTTTCATTACTTACCAATAACAATATCACTATAGTTTAAGGTTTCCATACCTTTCATATCATCAACCACTTCGTCATACATGTATGCTTTAACCACTGAAACGATTGATTGTTCAGATTGAGCAATTTTAGATTCCATCCAGTCATCCAACTGTTCATCATCCTCCATAATCTCCCACATTTGTAATGCTAATGTACCAAGGGCGAAAAGTTGTTGCTTAGCCATATAATTACCATCTTTATCTTCCTTAATAGGTTTGGTATTTTCAGATAAAGCTTTTTTTAATTTTTCAAGTTGTTCTTCTGTGATTATAATTTTAGACATAACTATAGTTTTATATATAAATACAAATAAAACGAAAAAAGGGAACACTAATGTTCCCTTTTGAGCCCGACCCGGAAGTCAGTCCACCACTTTGTTTAACAAAGACTATTTAACCTCACCTACTTTAGCCAATACTTGTTCAGAAAATGTCACAAACTCCATTTCAGTTGTGATTAAAGATTCAACTAAAATCTTGTTAGGAATATGTACTAATGTATCAGTCACGTTGTAGTATCTAAACGCAACTCCGTTATCAATAGCATCATTCACAAGTTTTAAAAATAACTTAGTCTGTATTGCGTCCACAAAAGACATTGTTAATACTTTACCGAATTTTTCGTGTTGGATGTTTAATGTTACTTTCATAACACAAATATAGATAAACTATTCCTTACTTCCAAATTTTTTGAAATAAAAATCAATCGTTCTATCTAATCCTTCATCAAAATTAACTTTAGGTTCCCACCCAATTTGTTCTTTCACCTTGGTTGAATCAATAGAGTATCTAAAGTCATGTCCTTTTCTATCTTCAACAAATGTAATTAAGTCTTGTGAGTTCTGTTCCCATTGTTTAATATTATCAATCTTATCACAAATCATCCTAACCAGTCTTAAATTGTTTAGTTCATTACGTCCACCGATACAATAGGTTTCACCCACCTTACCTTTGTGGAATATCATATCAATCGCATCCACATGGTCCTGAACATACAACCAATCTCTAACATTCTGTCCGTTACCATAAACTGGTATTGGTTTCCCATTAAGGATACTTTTAATGATTGTTGGAATTAATTTTTCTTGATGTTGGTTTGGTCCAAAGTTATTTGAACAATTTGATATCACAACAGGTAATCCATAAGTGTGGTAGTAAGCTCTAACAAAGTGGTCGGATGATGCCTTTGATGCTGAGTAAGGACTTCTTGGGTCATAAGCAGTCTTCTCATCAAAAGAACCCACCGCACCTAAATGTCCAAAAACCTCATCAGTTGATATGTGATAGAACAATTTAATACCATACTTAATTGAAGCATCCAACAGATTCAACGTTCCAATAATATTTGTTTGAACAAACTCCATCGGATTTAATATTGAGTTATCAACATGTGATTCAGCTGCGAAGTGTATTACCGAGTCAAACTTGTAATTTTCAAATAACTTAAATAATCTTTCTCGTTCAGTAATACTGAATTTGATTATTCTAGAACTTCTAACATCTTCAATGTTATCTTCATCCGCAGCATATGTCCCACTATCAAGGATGACTAAATTATAGTTAGGATATTTCTTTTTAAAGGTATTATAAAAATTAGAACCAATAAAACCTAATCCACCAGTTATTAATATATTCATTTCTCTATTTCTATTTTAAATTCAGTTTTGTTTTTACTGAAGTTTTCTTTAATGATAGAGTTCCAACTTAATTCTGTTATGAATTTTTTGAACTCCTCATCTTTAATTTTCTTAATATAAGAAAGTAATTCATGCTCGGTACAATTTGGATTAACATCCATAAATTGTTTAATAATCGGAAATTTGTCTAAGTCAATTTCCTCAAATTCTCTAACACCTTCGTATTGGTGTTTTTCAACCACCCCCATTTTAATTTTCATATTCAATATAAAAATTATAATCCCCCATGTTTCAGGGGGATTTTATTATTTAATAATTCTTGTTGTGTAAAACTTACCACTATCGTCAGTAAGAGTGATAACATAAGTTCCATTACTTAATATTTCAGAATCAAACTGAATGTTGTTAGTGAAATATTTTTCTTGGTAAACACATCTTCCGTCAATAGACATAATTCTTAACATTCCACTATTTGATGGTGTGTTAATATTAATAATACCTGACACAGGATTTGGCCAAACTTTAACGTTGTTAGTTAATTCAGTTACATCAACGGTGCAAGGTCCTTCTGTGAAATTTACTATGCCGTGGTAATAGATAGCTTCGCATGAATTTCCATAAGTGATTCCATCACATCCGCAAACAGGAGCCCAAATTGCCGGACACATGACATTTAAGTCAATGAGTGTGGAGTCAACACATGTCAATACTTGTGAAGAAGCACTCAATCCAATGAATGCGAAAAGGGTTAAAAGAAATAATTTAATTTTTTTCATAGTTTGTTTTTTTATTTTTTATTATTTGAATACAATTTTGTTGGTTTGTATGGAATGACTGGAGCATCTATATATACTTGCCCGATAGTGTCATCTTGGAACTCACCTTCCAACATAAAAGGTATCAATTCTTTCATCGCTGAGTCATAGTATGGATACGTGGTATCACACTTTTCTTTAACACAACAATCTTGTTTAGGAGTTTCATTTGTCTTATTGTCCTTACAGCTATTAATGAATAGTGTAATAAATAAGAATACCAATAATAGTTTAATTTTTTTCATATCATGTAATTTTAAGTAATAATAGAATAATAGAATGATATAATCAACATATTAATCAGAAACCCCCTTTTTAGAGGGGGTTTAGATTATTTAAGTAGGTTATAATACTCGTTAAAGTGTTTTATTCTATCTGGTAGACCTATCGTACCACCATTAACTCTCTTGGTAACTGCCGTGACCGTTGCTACATCAGCACCCTTATCACAGATTGACCAAAGTTTATTTGAATCAAAGAAGAACGCCGCAGAAGCCAAAGGATATTTGGTCGCAACTAAATCAGGATTAGATACAGTATCTTCACCAATGAACTTAGCAAAGTTTGTATAGTTATTCTTACCAGTCAATTGGATGTAACCTCTTCCACGGAATTTGAAACCTTCACCTGTTGACTCATCACCATTACCCATTCTTCCACCATAAACACGTGAAGCAATCTTTTCAGGTTGACGAGCGTATGACTCGTTTAAGTTACCAGGAAAATACTTACCAAAGATTTTTTTAAGACCGTCAGCAGAATAATTTAAATTTTCTTGAACCGCTTTAAATCCACCTGACTCGTGACCACACTGAGCCAAGAAATGAGCCAATCTTAATGGGTTAGTGATATTGAATTTTTTAGCAGTTTCAGGGATTTGAGCAATTACTGCGTCAGGAATATGTCCTTTTAGATTTTGTAATTTAAATTCTGAACTAACAGGAATTACAACATCTTCTTTAACCACTTGTGCTGGTTGAACAGGTTGAGTTGTCGCTCCGAACATTTTAGACCAAGTTCCTGGTCCAACTATTCCGTCAGCAGTTAGTCCGTTAGCTGCTTGCCATTCTTTAACTTTTTTTTCTGTGTTAGGACCAAATGAACCATCTGCAGTTAATCCTAATTTTGCTTGGAGTTGTTTAACGTCTTCTCCTTTAGACCCAACTTTTAGTAACATAATCAATAATTTTAATTATAAATATGTCTTAAATCAGGAAATTAAACAACTACAATCCAAGTTAAGAGTGATAATAATATCGCTAAAAATAAAAAACCCATCCATAACATACCGGTATTAGAATTTTCTTTTTCTTTATTTTTAAAATAAAATTTTCTAACTTCCTCTCCTAACTCATAATTGTTTGGGTATTTGTTAACTAATTCTTTAATCTCTTTAGGTATCATGATTACTTTTTTGTATAAATATAAAAGTGTTCACCAATATCTACAGTGTATCTTTCCATAAACTTACCCTGACAAGCCTCTTTAAGTTTTGGTGTTAAAGCAAAATGTTCATCCTCATCCAATGTAGGTTGAAGTCTAATCTCATATTCCATCTTATATGGAAGTTCCTTTTGTGTTACCACCGCCCATGATGGTAATACCTCTTTAAGATTTTCTAATATTGTCATAGTTTATAAGTATCTATAAATAAAAAAAACCCGTCAATTGACAGGTCAGATTAGAAAAGCCTGAGATTACAGCTTATGTTAAGAAACTTTTGAAGGATTATTTTTTCCCTTCGTATCCACCACCTTTTGGGTAGTATTTCTTAGTGACGGTATTTTAGGTGTACCACTCCTTGAGGTTTGAATTACTCTATCAGTACTTAACTCTTTCCGAGGTTGCCACCCCAGTTCATCCTTGCGGGATTAAAGGTTTTTCTTAACAATACACATTGACTTGGGGTCTCTGTATGCAATGAACGGCTCATTACTATGTAGTCACCTTTCACTCAAACCTGATGGACACTTTTCCTTTGTTATTTTGTAATAATTTTAGGGTTGTGTTGTAGATGTGTCAGAGTAGTGGTCCAACATAAGCTCTGTCTCCTTTTGAGCGACAGAATACTAAACTACTCCGTGAAGTGTCCCCACCTCCATATTTCAAGATTACTTCATAAAGATACCTTGGTAGGTAATCCTTAGGGATAGTAGCGACACCACTCGTTCTCTATCTTACCTTTCGGTTTTAAGTCCTCTATCATATTGGGACCCGCAATTGTGTAACTGGATGGTCACATTTCTTACAGAGTTCCTATGGGTTATTCTTATCGTTCTTCCGAACTCAACCTGACAATCTACTTTGCCATGTCACCCTACCATTTTCCCTACGAAGTTATCCTCGGTACTTACGGTGTGGTGATATCCCACTTGTGTACTTGAGTTCAATCACCCTTACGGGGTTTCAAACCGCAGTCTCCTCAACACGAGGGAGACCACTTTATCCTACTTTCGTAGTTTATTTAAGGACCATACACGGCCCATTATCGTTTATCAGTTACACTCAAGCTGCGGACTTTCTGCCATTTACTCGGTGGATAATATCACCGACACTTTGTGTTTCCTGAACGGATAATCTTTTTGTTTCAAAGAACGTCTCGGACATTTCCGATTTGTTTTACAAACTTACGACTTTTTTTTCTTTCTGTCAAGTAATTTGTGAACTTTTTTTTTGATTTAACTACCGAGTATCTTTCATTCCCTATAAGTGTTAAATCTTTTACAAACTTACAGCAAATATTCCGTAGTGTCAAATAAATATATCGAAAAAATCAAAAATTTAACACGTCAGTTAAAACTTCCTTAATACCTGATGACATATTAAGTTTTTTAATTTCTTCTAAAGTCATATAATCACACTCTGTATGTTCAAAACCATCTACAGCATTCTCTAAATCAGGAATGATTTCAGTATCCGTTTTAAAAATAAAAACATGTAAAATTGTTTTTATCTGTCCTAACTTATTATAACGATTAATCCTAGACAAAGGTTTAATAACACCATCAACTGAAACACCCATCTCTTCATAGAACTCTCTATATGCCGCCTCTTTAGGGTCTTCACCTTCTTCTATTCCACCCATAGGTATTGCCCACTTTGATGGTTCATTAATGTCTGAAGCTCTCTTACAAACCAAACATTTATCATTTACTTTCACAATAATTCCTGCACTTTGTTTCATAGAAATATTTATTAATAAGTATGTTGTTAAAAATAAATAAAAATAGTTTCAATGTCAAAGTATTAATTGAAAGTTCTGAAACCAGTGAAGGTATGATGAACAAGACTTTTGACAATTTTGACGGTATGTTGTTCATCATGGGCGATGGTTCACATAGTTTTTGGATGATGAATTGTATCATCCCTTTAGATATTATCTTTATTGATAAGAACTTTAAAATCAATAAAATACATCACCGCTGTGAACCATGTGAGGTTCAACCTTGTGAAAGGTTTGTTGGTAAAGGAATGTATGTATTAGAACTTGAAGGTGGTACCTGTGAAGATTTAGGTATCAGAGAAGGACAAGTTTGTGAGTTCTTTAAATAAATTACTTACTTTCTTCAATCTTCTGTTGTAAAACATTCACAAATCTATTCTGTAACATCTTTAAAAACTTGATGTAAGGTGAATCTTCTTTTTCAGACTCGTACTTATACTTTCCTTGTGGTGGTCTCTTACTTCTTCCAATATAGTTTAATCCTGATATATTTGTAATACATTTGTGTCCACCTGAATTTGCTTGAATAACTTCCCACACAGGAACAGTAACACTATCTAAAACACTCCATTCTTCTTCGGTCAGTTCAGTTGATTTCTTTTCCATCAAAGATTTAATATCCATAAGTTCCTCAACACCATCTTTTTTATCCAAGTATTTGTCTCCGTATATTGCAGCAAAATCTTTAAAGGTAAATCCAACTGACTCTTCTTTCGCAGCAGTTTCAGAAACCCACTTGATTGTTGATAATGGGACTTGTTTTTCTTTTAATTGTGATTCCCAATGTCCCAATACTTCTTGAGCAATTTCTCCCAAGTTAACACCTTTAAGTTCTCTTTCTTTTTTAAAAGGGTTACATGATGCCTGTAATAAACCAAGTGGCCAAGCAATAACAAGGAAGTCGGCCTCAGGGTTGTTTCTAAATGGGGTATATCTATCATATGAACCAGGTTTCATCATACTTCCACCACCATACTGAACGATGATATTATCTTTAACCTGAACATTCTTATGTCCTTTCATTGTCTGAACGTAATCTTCTTTGTTTTTCTCTAATGAAGATATATCAGCATATCTGTTTGTCTTCATTAATTCCTTAATCTTATTGAAGATTGAAAGAAGTGAAGGTTTACAATCTAATACTAATGTCTCTAAAAATCCTGGTTTACTTTTGAAAGCCAACAATAATTTGTTGGTAACCAAACCTAATAACATTCTATTTTCTTTAGCACTCTTTTCTTTTGATGTACCATAAACATAATTCATCACCATTTCAGGTGTAATGTTTTTGGAAGCGTAATCAGCACTATCAACCATAGATATTGTCGCAACATCTTCTGGTGTGAAAATTTCAGAAGCCGGGACAATCTGTGAAAGAGTTTCAACATTTGAACGAGCCCCTCTGAACTGAGTTGACTTAGTTTCGTCAGCTCCGGCTTGTCTATCGTGGTGGTCGGTATGAACTACGAACATTGGTTTTCCGTGAGCAAAGTCAACAAGAACTGGCATAATTTCACCTTCAGCATCTGCCTTCTTAACTGCAAATTCTTTATCACCGTATTGGATTATTTCAACATCAACAACTTTGATTCCGTTATCTTCCAAATACTTCTTCATCGCCAATGCAGTTGCAACACCATCTAAATCTTGGTGAAAGTATATCTTTGCTTTTTTGTATCTATCAGAAAGTTCCCTTATGTTTCTAATACCACCTTCGGAAATTATCTTTTTCATTAATAATAAATATTGTAACAAAAAAAAAGTTCATCATTATGATGAACCTTTTAAAGTAAAAAAGTAATATACCTCTATTTTAAAGTTAACAAGTATTTCAACTGGTTAATTTCCGCTAACATTTCGTCTCTAATATTTAATAAATCTGAATCCATCTTTGGGTCATAGTCTTCAGACAATCCCACTAAGTATTCACATACTGAACTAACATATTCCGTTAAGTCAAGTTCTTCAATATCACTACCGCCTAAACTATATCCACCTGTAAAAGTTGGTCTTCCGTGTTTACCCATACAAACTTCAACAAACTTATCAATTAAATCATCAAGTGAATCGTAAATACGTCCATAAGCCCCATGTCTTGAAAATGATTTTGTTTGCCAATGTAATATTCTAAACTGAGTTTGTGTTTCTAATAAAAATTTGATAATCTCTGAATTTTTCATAATAACATTTAATTATAAATATACAAATAAATAAAAAAACGAAGTTTATTGGACTCCGTTTTCAAATTGTAACTTCTGTTGGCTCTTTTGGTCAACAAAACTTTGTATTCGTTGTTTAGCAATTTCACAATAGTTTTCACTTAATTCAATACCAACCCATCGTCTATCATGGACAACTGCCGCCACACAACTAGTTCCTGAACCATTAAAGGGGTCTAATACCACATCATTTCTGTATGACAATATCTTGATGGCCTTTTCGGGAATATCCATGGAGAACGTCGCTTTTGTTAATGAACGGGTGTCAGCAAAATATTTCCATTGTCCAAATACCAATTCCATAAACTCTTTCTTATCTTGTTCAGAATAGGCAACTTTGTTCTTTCCCTCTTCAGTTAGATAAGGTTCACCTTTCCATTGTGGTTCACCCTTAACTTTCTTGATGTGAACTTTTTTATAAGCCAAGATGACACATTCTTTTGGGTTGTAAATGTAAGGAGATGATGGACTCATCCAAGAACCCCAAGCAGTTGTCTTACTTCTATGTGGTGAGTCTTCTTCAAGGTCAACAATACCGTAGAACTTAAACCCAACTTTTTTCATCACCTGATATATCTCTGAAGCAAAGAATACTCTACCACCACGGGCTTGTACATTCACCTCATATGGTATGTTAATAGCTATTCTTCCATCGTCTTTAAGTAGACGATATACTTCAGTCAGCCATTTTTCAGACCACTCCCAATATTCATCCATAACAATCTCATCGTTATGTGTGTCGTATTGGATACCCACATTATATGGTGGTGATGTAACAACTAAGTCAACCCATCCTTCAGGCATTTCACTCATCACATCAATGGTATCACCATTAAGGACTTTGTTAATATAATTTTCTATCATTTATTTAATATATTAAAAATTTTAGCTCTTAGTTCTTCTTTGAATTTTTTATACCACTCATTAATTTCTAAAATTTTTTCGTTACTATTATTTTTTATATCTTTTAATATTTTAGGTATTTCATTCCAATCTCTAACAGTTGGTATTGGGTGTTCTCCAAAAATATGTTTAAAATAATCTTCTTGGAAATAAATTTTAATTAAAGGTATTGAGCCGGATTCCAAAATCTCACAAATTCTGAACGAGTCTTGATTAACATTACCAATTGGACACGGAATTAAAAGAGTATCTTGATAAATCTTAAAAACTGCTTCCGAAGGGAGAGATGTCGGACAATCCCATTGTTGTGTAATGTGTATAAATTTTTTATCTAAATTACTAATCTCATGAACCACATTAATTCTATCGTGTTTTAATTGCCCAACAAAACAACTATCGAATTTTTTATCTTCAACCTTTTTAAATGTCAAACTCGGATTAAAAAACCCATTTTTATAACCTAAAGGTAAAGTTAAAACATTGTTTAAAGTTATTGATGGGTCAAAATAATTTCTAAAAACATTTTTGGCTAATTTATAGTAACTTGTATCGTGTCTTAGTTGTTCGTTTGATATGTGAAAAAGATTAAAATCAAGATTTCTATTTTTATACTCAGTAAAATACTCAAGTAAATTACTAGGAATATTTCTTTCATCACATGAATAAATTATTAAACAATTATCATAAAACAAGTCCAATTTATCTGAAATTAACTTTAGGTCAACTTCAAAATTTGCTAATAAATCTTTAATTATGTAAGTATATTCCCAACCATTAAACACATTTTCAATATTGGCAGATGTTATACCAATAACCGTAATTTTACTTTTCATATTTTTTTTGATTTATATAATATTGTAAATACCACAAAGCTTTTTCTAAATCCTCCAATTCTTTTTCTTTATTTTTCTTACCAGCTCTTGATATATATTTAACTGTATTCCCAAGACAAAATCCTAAATTCCACTCATCAATGACCTTGATTGCTTCATATGGATTATCTTCACCACCATAGTGTGATGGGTGATTAACCATTTCTTTTTGCTCTGACATAATATTCTTTTCCATATTTACTTTCTTCAAGAATACCCTCACTTACAAGTTTTTCAATTCGTTTTCTTGTTTTGTCGATTCCAACTCGTAGGATATAATCACAAATGTAATTGATATGAACTGGTTTTTCAAGTTTTCTTAACAGAACTTCATTCAGGTCTATATTGTTTCTCATATTCTTTAAATTTAATTTCAATTTCTTTGGATGAAAATAATATGGCATCAGCGTTAAGATAATACCTAATATTTTCGAGGTTCATTTTTATTTCTTGTATTTGTAATTCTCCTACAATCTTTTTGTTGAACCCCATATTACAAAAGTATTAATTTTTTTTTAGATTAACAATTGTTTTTTTCTGAACTATGTAACTTAATATCTTTCTTTTAAAGATTGGTAAGAGTGTATTCTCAAATGGTAGGTCGTTGGAAGACATTAATTCAAAGATGGGTAAACTTATATCTTGAGTTAATTCATTTAATATTGTTCTAATTACCTTTTTACTTTCACCATCAAATATCAACTGAACCGCAAATTTACTGTCGTGTTTAACAGTGTTAACATCACCTGCCACATACTTCCAAATCTTTTTGTTGTTCCCGTTAAGTGTAAAGAAGTATCCTGTTTCTAAACTTTGATTTTTATTTTCGTTGATGTGTTTGATTGAAACCGAGTCGTAAGTTAATGTCCAAAGAGCTTTGATAACATTGAAGTATTCAAAGAATTTTGGTCCAGCATATTTTAATATCTTATTTAATTCTTCCAACTCATCATCACCTAACTTTGGGATTGGTGTAAATTTAAGTTCATTGATTAGTATTTCATCGTCAATCACTTCAAATTTTTTGTTAACGATGATGTATTTGAACTCTGAAGATATCGTTTGTAGATTTGCTAAGTGTAACGACATTTCACTGAATAAGGGATACAACTCAAACTTTTCAATCTTATCGTCACAGAAATTTAAGAAGTCCATCAACATATAATACTTATGTTCGTAGTCAACTGGTTCTGTTAACAACCAGTCTGTTGATAACTTAAAATGATTGTCTTTTTTTGATTTTCTTCTTTTTGGTTTTGTTTCCATTTTACCCTTCTATTTGTAAAATGTAATATGTTTCATCATTAAATTCAATAGTTTCATCACTACCATCGTAAGAGTTCAATGTGTGACCGATACCATCAGATTGAAGTAATCCTTCTTTGAACCCTTGTGTGTCTATATAATTTTCAATTTCCAAACCATAATTTTCTATTACGCTCATAGGGTCATCAACCAAATCACTAATTAAATTTTCAACCTTTTCCTCAATTAAATTTTCAGGAATAGTTTTATCACTATCTTTTAACTCATCAAGTTCTTCATTTAATTCATCAGCTTCTTCTTGGTCTATTTCAGAATCTTCCAATCTCGCTTCAAGTTCATCAATTCTTTCTTGAACTTTTGGGTCACTATATTCAAAATCGTCCTCATCAAAATAATCTTCAAGATTTTCTCTAACATTATTTTCTTCATCTTCTCTAAAAGTTTCCTTAAGTTCTTCAATATCAATATAATCTTCAACAAAACTTTGATTAAAACCTTTCATTCCAATATCATCAATTAATTCATCAATTCTTTCATATGCGGACATGTGGGTGTCGTAATTATCACCAACCGCCCATCTTTCTTTTGATTCTTCTAAGTCGTTGGTTAACACATAAAAAACTCTCATTCTATAATATTTGTAATCATAAACCAAATTATATAAGTCAATTCTTTTTTCAAGTTCTTCAATTTCTTCTTCAACCGCCTCTAAATCCATCAGATTTTCATTATCTTCTGTTTCTCTTTCAATTTCTTCCATTCTTTCTTTTTCATCATAAAGTTCTTGTAACCTTGCATCATGATTAGGTTCTTTAGCTTCATAAAGACCAAAAGATGAAGTCAGATACTCAAATAAAACATTTGCCAAAATCGCAATCTCACTAGTCGCAGTTTCTAAATTCCATTCGTCCTCTTGTCGTAAATCGTTTTGTTTGGCTAATTCAATCTGTCTTTGTTTTTTGATTTGAATTTTTTCATACGGTGTCCCATATGTTGAAATATTATTATATATAAGACCCTCAATAGAATTAACTAGGGTATATGATAAATCTAAACCACCATTAACTGTGATATTTGTAATGTTATTAGCATCCGTATTTCTCAGACTTAAATCACCATCAATAACAATTCGTTTACCTCTGAATTGTTTCATATTTTGAACCAATTTACCGTTATAGTCAGTAAACTTTAATAAGTCAATATATTGCTCAGGTGTTATAACAACACTCTCTTGTCCTTCTTCCTCAACCAACATCTGAACAACCTTTTGTATTTGTGATATATCTATATTAACTCTCATGATAAAAATTATATTAATAAATATTAAAATAACTATATTATTTACTATTAAATCACATGTGGTAAATATTTATAATAAAATACCAACAATATGGGCTGTGGATGTAAAAAACAAAACGCTTCACCTGAACAGGTGAAAAAGTTAAGAACTGAGAGTATTAAAAACGCAGTTCAGAGTACTATTGATAAGTACTACAACAAAAACAAGAAAAAGTAATAAACCTCTAATAAATTAAAAACGATGAAAAACAACAACGGTGGTGGTTGCGGATGTGGAAAATAATCTTTCCCGCAACATAAGAAAACTAAAGGGGGAATTTTTCCCCTTTTTTTATATTTATAATTATGGAATTTAAAATTTTCAAAAACTTAAACGAAGAAGAGGAAAAACCCGTACTAACAGGTTTCCAAAATAAGTTAGTAAAACTTATTACTCTTTTCCAAAACGGAGATATTACTGAAGAGGATATTGAAAACGCTGTGGGTAGTTTTGATAAATTTTTTGAGTTAATAATTAAATATAATTTAACACATTACATTGACCCTTTTAATAATGATTGGTCTGATTATCAAAATAAAATAATTTATCAATTTATACAGAAAGACCCAAATTATATCTATAAGATGATGGAAATGGAATTTTCAGATATAACTGAAATTGATGGGAAATATTATGTTGATTTAGAAGATTCTGGCGAACTAGCACAATTCTTCAGTAGTGGTAGAAACGATATTAGTGAAGATAGAATTGCCGAAATATTAAATGGGGATTATGATGGTTATCTTTATGATGACGTAACAGGTGATGAGTTCAAAGATATTTATGAAGAACTAGAGCCAAAATACCAAGAAGAAATTAGAGGATACATCAAAGAAGATTTACTTAAAATTGGTAATTTATCTATCAGTTATGAAACTCCTGAATTAATAGAAGATTTAGCAAAAGAACAAGGTGATGAGTCGAATTTAAAATTAAATGAAGAGATAATCACTAAACTTTTACAAGATAATGATTGCGTTGAATACTTTATAATGAACTTAGGATTAGATATAAGAAGTGAATTATATTCATTATACTCAAATTGTTATGGGTCGGTTTACGCTAACGAATTGTATGACTCACTTATAGGACAATTAGTCGGTGAGGTTATTGATAGTAAAAAATCAGAAGAGTATAAATACAAAAAATACGATTACAATAAAAGTACATCAACAGAAAGATGGGGTGTAAGATATGATGTCACAAAAACTGCTCATTATAATATTAAACTTTGGTTTGAAAGTAACGTAAATAACCCATATGAAAATTTAAATTATTACGGAGGTTACATCAACCTACTTAAAAGTTTATTTGAAAGTGGTGATTTAAATTGGTTGAGTTCTGGTAGAGTTCCTGACTACCCCGATTTCAGCGACGTTACAAAATGTCTCAATATTGAGTTTAATAGTTATTTCTAATAAGATAAAAAATAGTTTACACTTTAACCTTTAAAATTTTAGTTCTAAAATTGAGTATGGAAAAAGAAAGTT